GGGAACACAGGCTGAATGTACGCTTCCACTTCGGCGGTGGTGGGATCGTCGGCGGAGACGTTGGCGGAGACGCCGGTGTAGGCGGCGAGGATCTGGGCGTCGACGAGGCCGCGGAGGGTGGCGGTGAGTTGGCCCTCGATCTGGGACAGGATGCCGGGGAGGAACTTGGTGCCGATGTACCGTTCGAGGGTGGTGCGGGACTGGCGCTGGGTCTCGTCGACGATCTGGATGATGGTGGGGAGCTTGGTCAGGATGGTGGACATGTCCGTGGTGAGTCCCTGGCGGACGCGGAGGACGGGGGTGCGGTCCTCGATGACGGTGATGCCCCTGACGGCGACCTGGTTCTGTTCGACGGCGTCCAGGGTGCGGGCGAGGCGGGTGGCGCCGACGAGGCGCTTGCCGGTCCAGGGGGTGGCGACGTCGGTGTTCGGGGACACGACGGACCCGGCGAGCATGGCGGCCATGTACGTCCCGTCGACGACCGTCTGCTCGTCGGGGGCACCGCCGGGCTGCGGGATGGGGACGATCATCACGTCGGGGTACACGAGGCGGAACCGGGTGCGGCCGATGGCCGAGGCCCAGTTGCCCGCCGTGGTGAGGGTCGTGCCGGACCCGAACCCGCACAGGGCGGTGCGCTCGGCGCGGTGGCGGATGTCCGACTGGATGTCGCAGTGGCGGGACAGGTACTGGAACAGGTCGAGGTTGTCGCCCTTGAGCGGGACGAGGATGTCGGGCAGCGTGCCGCCGGGCAGCGGACCCTCGAGGTCGTCGATGGCGTTGCGGTACGCGGTGGCGGACGCGCGGGTGCCGTTGTCCTCGTCCTTCTGGACCTGCTTGATGCCGACGAGGACCGCGCCGTTGAGGATGGCGAGGTACGCCGCCAGGGTCACGGGGTTGTCGGTCGAGAGCGGGCCGTAGGTCGCCTCGATGGCGGAGAACTTCGTGAACAACTGCGTCTGGTAGTCCTGCTTCCGGTACTGGTACGAGACGTAGTACAGGTCGCCGACGGCGGGTTCCTCGCCGGACCGGGCCATGGTGTCGACGGTGGCCGAGTCGCCGACCGTCACGTTGATGGTGTTGGTCACCAGCAGTTCGACGCCGGGGATGGCGTTGGTCGGGAGGTTGGAGTCGGTGACGGCGGCCTGGCGGACGCGGATGGTGAAGTACTCCGTCGCCGGGTACAGGCTGCCGCCCGTGCGGGGGAGCACGGTGAACGTGAGGCCCGTGACGAGGTCGCGGTACGTCTGCCCGACCACGCCGTCCTGGCCCGTGCCGCCGTTGAACACCGAGGTGTTCGCGGAGCCGGAGCCGTTCGGGTCGGTCGAGGTGACGTAGAACCCGGACACGCCCGCCTCGCCCACGGCACCGTCGCCCGACGCGGCACCGAGGCCCGTGCCCTGGCGCAGGGCGTCGTTGGACGTGGCGGTGCGGAGTGCGACGGACGACGTGGTGCCGAGGCCCGCGTTGGCCTGGGACTGGACGGTCAGGTACTTCGCGCCGCCGGCGTCCGTCGTGACGTAGGCGAGGGCCTCCGCCGCGAGGTAGGTCGCCGACGGGCTGTCCCAGGACAGGATGGACGTGGCGACCGTGGCGGCCACGTGGCCCATGAGGGCGGACGCGAGGTTCTGCGCCGACGGGAGGACGCGGGCGGCGACGTCGCCCGCGGAGAACCCGAGGACCCCGTTCGCGCTGCCGTCGCCGATGGACACCGCCGAGGACGCCGTGTCGAGGAGGCTGACGATGCGGAACGCGGCGCCCTCCTGGACGCAGCGGCTCGACGCGGAGCCGAGGCCCGCGGCGGTCATGGCGGCGCGGATCTGCCCGATGACGGAGTTCGCGCCGCTGCCGGGGCCGACCGGGACGTCGGCGGACCCGCCCGACGGGATGGCCGTGCCCGTGTCGTCCGTGAAGACCACGGTGACGGGGACGCCGTCGACCGTGAACTTGAACACGTTGTTCTGGTCGCTGGTGCCGCCCGCCGCGTAGAAGGTGACGATCGGCTGGCCGTCGGCGTTCGCCACCACACCGGCGGAGTACTGCCCGCCGGCCCACCCGACGTACCCGGCGATGGACGCGGGGAGGACCGACGCGCGCTGCGCGGCGGGGACGGTGGTGTTCGGGGTCAGGCCGACGTTGGTCGACCCGTTGCCGCCCAGGAACGTGATGCCGAGGCCCGTGCCCAGGGACAGCGGGTGGACGGTGCCGAATCCGGGGACGACGCGGTTGCGGAGGATGATGCGGTCGTGGGTCAGCGCACCCGTGTTGTCGCCCGCGATGGAGTACCGGCGGGCGATGGGGGCGTCGAGGACCTTCGTCTGGGACGCACCGACGATGCCCGTGTCGATGCCCGCCACGACCGCGAAGTCGCGGGCGGGGGATGCGTTCGTGACGAACTCGAGGTACCCGGCGTTGTCGCCGACGGCCTTCGTGAGCGCGAACACCATGCGACCGCTCGAGTCGGCGGTCACGGCGACCGTGAGGCCCGCGAACGCGCCACCGAGGGTGCCGATCTGGGCGGCGACCTGGCCGTCGACCTCGGCGGCGAGGGCGGCGGCGTTGGCGTAGGTGCCGGGGGTCAGGGTCGCCGTGAGCGTGCCGGACGCACCGGCGACGTCGCCCGTGTAGTGGAACGACAGGCGGTCGTACTCGCCACCGGCGACGGTGAACGCACCCAGGAACCGACCCGCGGCGGCGAACCGGGCGGGGGCGGAGGCGGCGGACGTGTTGATGGCGTTGACGTAGTCGTCGAGGGTCGAACCCGCACCCGACGCCGCCGTCGCCGCGAGAACCACGCCGTCCACCGTGAAGTTCAGGGTGTCGTTCGTGGCGTCGATGTCGTAGGTCGTCCCGCCCGACGAGGCGAGGTACGCGACCTCGGACCCGACCATCGCCGCCGTGAACCCCAGGTTCGGGGCCGCGGCGTCGGGGCACGGGGTCGTCAGGTCGATGCCCGCCGCACCGTTGGCCAGGGCCGCGCCGTCCACCAGGAGGCGGAGCTTGTCGGACGCGGCGTTGACCGTCGCGTAGTCGCCCGCGAGCGGGAACGTGTAGACGGCGGGGGTGGAGTCGGTCGCCGCGAAGGTGACCGTCACGTCCTCCTCGACGGGGGCCTCGTAGAGGGCCGTGGAGAACGGCGTCTCGAACCGGGCGTCGGGCTTGCGCTCCGACCCGGAGGGGAAGTTGACCGTGACCGTGGCGAGGCCCGAGGACTTCAGCCCGAAGGTCGGGGTCAGCAGGTACGTGCCGCCCTCGTTCTGGACGGTGTACGCACCCGTGCCCGACTGGCCCGCCGTCGTGACGACGAGCGAGTAGACCTGGTCCTGGATGGTGTTGTAGTAGAACGTCGCGTAGACCGTCGCCCCGGCGGGGACGGGGTCCTTCAGCGTGACGGTGTTCGTCGCGCTGTCCACCTTCAGGACGGTGACGCGGCCCCGGTCGATCGCGTCCTGCGGGCCGTAGCCCCAGTACGCGAACACCAGGTCGGGGCGGTCCGTCGGCAGGTCGATGCGCCCGTTGCTGACCGTCTGGAACAGGGAGGACCCGAGCGGGCTGCCGCGACCGTTGCCCGTCGTCGGGGTGAGCGGCAGGACGAACTTCGTGCGGGACTCGACCGCCGGGTTCACGGTCGTGTCGACGAATGCGGCGCACGGCTCGAGGTAGGTGCGGGTGTCGACCAGCGTCGCCGTCACCTGGGACGAGTTCAGGTACTCCGACCCGGTGGTGTGCGTGCCCGACGCGACGATGGCCGCCGTGCCCCACACGATCTTGTCGTCCTGAAGGGTGAAGTCCACCCCGTCGGTGTAGTCGAACCGACCGGGGGCGATGCCGCACTGGGTGATGTCCAGCACGTCCACGTGGGCCAGGTAGTCGAACGTGTCCTGCCAGGTGTTGAAGTAGTACTGGACCGTGACCGTGGACCCGTCCGCCGGGGCGAACGCCAGGGTGACCGCGCGGCTGGCGCCGTCGACGGACACGGGGATGACCTGGACGCCGTCGACCTTCACGGTGACGCTCGCCGGGTCGGTCGTCGTGACGCCGCCGTTCGACCCGTCCACGATGGGACCGTTGAAGGTGTAGAACGTGCGGGTGCGCGCCGTGTCGGTGCCCGCGACGAACCCGAGGGTCGAGTTCGCGTTGCCGTTGCCGACGACGATGTCCCGGTCGGCGACGAGCTTGACGCCCGTGCCGCCGTAGTTGTTGACGAAGGTCGACGCGACCAGGGACGTGGTCCCGGCGGCGGCGTTCACGAACGCGGCGACCTGGGCGGCCGTCCACGGCGTCGCGCCCGAGTCGGGGATGGTGACCGTCACCGCCGTCCCGTCCACCGTCAGGGACAGCGTGTCGTTGTCGCCCGTCGAGATCTCGAAGGTCTCGCTGCCGAGGCCGTACACCGTCGCGGCGTCGGCGGTGACCTGTGCGGACAGGTCGTCGGTGACGAGGGTGTCCGTGCGCTTGAAGAAGTAGGTGATGCGGACGTTGTCGTCCGCGTTCGGGCCGAACGCCAGTTCGACGATGCCGTTCGCACCGTCGAGGTAGGTGACGACCACGGGCTCCCCGTTCACCGTGACCGACACGCTCGAAGCCTTCGTCGCCGTGGTCCCCGTCCCGTTGCCGTTGACGATCGGGTAGTGCCGGACCTGGACGCGGCGGCGCTCGCCGTCGAACGCACCCAGGGTCACCGCGCCGGACTGACTGACCGACACGACCGCGCGGTTCGCCAGGTCCTCCTGGACGATGCGCTGGTCCACCGTGGACGAGGAACCGCGCACGACCTCGAGGTCGCCCTGGAAGAGGATCTCGGAACCGGTGCCGATGAAGGTGGGGATGCGGAGCCCGGCCAGGACCCCCTGGACGGGGCTCTCGAACAGGGTGCGCGTGTAGACACCCGGCGGGGCATAGATGCTTCCAGGAAACGACACGGTGAACCCCATTGTTCAGAGGAAAGCCCGCTTGAAGCGAGCATTGTAGCAGGGCGAGATGCGGAGACGGGTGGTACGGTGGATGTGACCCTACCACCCCGTCAAGGTATAGGCCGCCTAACGCGCGGTGCTGTGCTTATAGAAGCCGGGGGGCATGGACACCTACATCATCTACAAGGCGACTGCCCCCAACGGGAAAGTCTACATCGGCCTCACCAAGCACACCCTCGAAATGCGCAGGAAGCAGCACGAGTGGGTCATGTTCAGAGAGAAACGGCATTTCTACAACGCCCTCCGGAAGTACGGGGCGGACATGCTGTGGGAGGTCCTCGAAACAGGGGAGGGGCGCGAATGGGCCGTCGGCAGGGAAGAGCACTACATCGCACACTACAACAGCCTCAACCCGAACCACGGGTACAACCTGACCAAGGGTGGGGACGGCACACTGGAACTTCGGGCGAGCACCCGTGCCCTGATGTCCCTTTCGGCTAAAAACCGAAGGGTGACCTACAATCAACTGGCGAATCTGAAGTACGGGCGTGTTTCCCGCCCACACTCTGAAGCGACGAAACAACGACTGCGCGCATTGGGGACGGGCCGTCAGGCTTCCGAAGAAACCCGCGCCGCCATGTCCCGTGCGAAGAAGGGCGTACCTCATGGCCACACACACAAGCTGAGGATGCAAATGGCCCAAGCACACCCCGTCCTACGCGATGACGGCCGTCCTTTTTCGTCGGCGCGACGGGCGGCAGTGCTGATGGGGGCGGCAAACGACGATGCCGTGGCCAAGGCTCTGCGCCGTGGCGGCACGTGTGGAGGTTTCACCTTCAGGGCCATTCCGCAGGAGGAGTACGAGGTCGCCCTCATCGCTTGGGATAAGAAAGTCGCCGAAGGACACACGGAACGGGAGCCCGTGTGGACACGCTCACGCGCGGGACACAGGCACAACCCCACAGTTCGGGCGAACATGTCGAGGGCAAAGAAAGGCAAGGTTCACACACCCGAACACCACAAGAACCGTATCGCGGCGATCAGCAAACGGGTTCTTCGATCAGACGGTCGAACCTTCGATTCCATCCTGAAGGCGGCTCAGGACATGGGGTTGACGCCTGGACAGATCACGTACTCCATCAGGACGGGGTGTTCCCGTGACGGGATGACTTTTTCCTGGGCCTGAACGAGCGGAGACTACGGCTATCCACCCTTCTTTTCTGCCTGGATGGCCTTCTGGACCTCCGCGCCGATGGCACGGCCCGCCTCGGACGCGGCGCGTTCGGCGGGTTGCATCACGCGGTACGACCCGTCGGGGTTGCGCGACAGGTCGTACCCGGTCGACCCGGGGTTGTCCGCGATGACCCTGCGCTTGCGGTCCATCCGATGGCCGATGTGCTCCCACCGCTTCGCCGCGTCGCGCCCGATGGTCTTGTCGTAGTTCCAGTCGTCCGACGTCCCGGTGTTCGACGGGGCCGTCCCCCGCGTCTGACTCGCGGGGTGGTTGAACGTGAACGCCGCCGCCGTGACCATCCGTCGCGTGGACGCGCCGCAGTCGAGGCAGTCCTGGGGGGCGTCGATCTCCGACATCCTGCGCAACCGGTCGAACCGCAACCCGCAGGCATCACACTGGTACTCGTACACGGGCAAGGCGAAGTCCCCCTCGGTCGATTGTACCGCGACCGGTCCGACCCGCCCCCGGCCGGTGTACCCGTGGTGTGCGATGAACCCACCCACCACCACGGAGGACACCATGGACACCATGGACATCTACACCGCAACCGGGATCGCCGAGGGCTGGATCGATACTGACTCCGAGGAGGAGGTCGTCGAGGCGTGGCAGCGCCTCATCGACACGGGCCTCGCCTGGCGGCTCCAGGGATGGTTCGGGCGCACGGCCCAGAGCCTCATCGCGGCGGGGGTCTGCACCCCGGCGGGTGCCCGGTGATCGTCGGGTTCATGGGGCCCGTCGAGGTCGGCGAGGTCGTCGCCGTGGGCCCCGGCAGCGTCCTGCTGGGCCGCGACGGGAAGTTGTGGGCGGAGGACCCGGCCGCCCTGAAGTTCGGGCTGTACGAACTGCCCGACGGGATCACCTTCGCGGAGTGGTTGCGCCGCCCGAACCACTACCGGGTCCTGTCGGCGGGGAACACGGACGCATCGCTCCCGGCGTCCGCGTGGATCGACCTCGTGAACGCGGAGGACGACCTCCTTCGGCTGTGGGTCCTGGGGCGGCTGGCGTCCTACCAGGGCCAGAGCAAGTTCTGGGTCAGCCTGCGGGACCAGGTCCGGAACTGGCTGACGGAGCCGAACAGGATCCGGTGGGACAGCCCGCTGTCGAAGAAGCAGTGGGACGCCGCCATGAAGGTGCCGGCATCCCAGGAGAACGGGCGGCGGGCGATCGACGTGGTGGTGAACGGGTCGGACCTGCGCACCCTGTCGGAGGCAACCCGGGACCCGATGGGCGCCGTGCTCGCTCAGGCGATGCCCTCGTAGGTCCCACCCGGACCGACGAAGAACGGGTCCTCGACGGCGCGCAGGCCGAGGTCCGCGAGGGCGCGGATGGACGTCGCCGCGTTGCCCATCGCGGCCAGTTCGTCGTCCGACATCGCGGCCGTGGCCCGGATCTGCGCGTCGGTCTGCGGCAGCGCACGGCGGACGGTCGCGGCGAGGGGGACGTGGATGGACCAGTCCGCCTGGAGTTGGACGCTGACGGACGCGTTGTAGTAGTAGTCGTCGCCGTTCTCGTCGTACGCCTCCTCGGACTCGCCCCCCATGCTGACGGTGGAGATCTCGATGCCCTCCATCGACAGGCGGCTGCGGGCGATGCCCCACAGGTACATGACCGTCAGGTCGACGATCTCCTGCTGCGCGTACACGTCGCGGGCCACCACGTCGAAGTCGAGGCTGAGTTCCCACCGGCCGCCGTACTCCAGGGCCGTGGACTCGCGCCGCGCGGTGACGACGACGGCCATCCTGTCCCCCGCCTGCACCCGACGGCCGAACGCGAGGACGGCACCGGGGATGGCCGTGTGGTTCGCCTGCATCTGGACGATGGGGTGCGGACCCGTCGTCGGGGCGACGTACCGGTAGTCGGCGGACAGCGACCCGTTGCGCGGCAGCGGCTCCGCCAGCGTCACGGTGCCGTTGTCCGCGTCGAGGGTGTAGTTGGTGCCCTCGAGGAGTTGGATGGCCCCCGGCATCTCGTACAGTCGCATCGACCCCGCGAGGACGGGGTTCTGCGTCTGGTAGGTCAGGTCGTCCACCTTCACGAGCGTCTCGTCGTTCACGTCGATGAGGGGGTCGACGTAGAACTGGAAGGAGTCCTCCTTGCTGTACGGGGGGACGGGCGACTCGGCCCGCACGACCTCGATGTAGTAGACGCCGGGCTGGGTGGGGAACGAACCCCCGTTGCGCTGGATGGCGAGTTCGTCCTCGCGCACCCACTCGACGGACAGGCCGGGCGAGTCGCCGACGCGGGCCAGCATGACGTGGGACTGGACCGTGCCGACGAAGTTGTCCGCGGACAGGGCCACCTGGTTCGCCGACGACGTCTTCAGGATGATGGCGTACTGGGGACGCTCCCGGAACGAGTACTTGCCCTGGATGTGGTCCACCAGGTCGCGGTACTGGGGCTGCGCGGACCAGAAGTCCCGCAGGACCTGGATCATCCGCCGCTTCACCTGCTCCGTCATTCGGTAGTACATGGTCAGGCCTCGGGCATCGCGGACCGGGAGACCTTCTCGTCGATCGCCTGGTCGATGATCTGCCGCAGTCCGACGAGGTCGTCCAGGGACGCCGTCCCGAGGCGGTCGACCATGTGGTGCTCCGTGATGATGATGGAGCAGTCCACGGGCATCGCCGACACGACGGCGTCGCGGATCCCGTCGACCGAGTCGACGTCGGCCTCGGGGCCGAGGCGGACCCACAGCACGTCGCCGGACCGCATCCGGACGACCTGGGCCATGACGGTGTCGTACAGGCTCACTCGTACTCCTGGATGGCCTGGAGCAGCAGGCCCTGGGCGATGGCGCCGAGGGGGTCCTTTGCGTGGCGGACCTCGGACACCTCGAACGGCAGCTTCTTGCGGCGGGTCTCGAGGACCTGCTGGAAGAACTCCGTGAACCCACCCGCCATGCTCGTGCCGCCCGCGATGACGATGGGGATGGGGCGGGGCACGGCGAACTGGCCGCGGACGCGGGCGAACTGCGCCGTGATGTTGTCCAGGGTGTACTCGATCAGGCTCTTGTAGTAGACGGCGAGGGCCTCCTGCTCGCGCCCGGTGGGCCGCGTGAGGTCGATGCCGCCCTCCTTCAGGGCGCACATGCGGGCCTGGGTCGACCCGACGGCCTTCGCGGCACCCGCGTCGATCCAGTCGCCGCCGCGGGCGACGGAGAACGACATCCCCTCGATGGTGTTCACCGCCAGGGCGACGTTCGACATGCCGGACCCGAACGAGATGCCGACGCCGCTGAAGCCGTCCTTGGCCGTCTCGTTGAACACGACCGCCATCGCCTCGTTCGACGGGACGGCGCGGTACCCGCACTCCGTCACGATGCGGCCGAGGACGCCCTGGTGGTAGATGATGTCGCGGTCGGGCGCGTCCACGGGGGCGGCGGGAACCGAGTAGTAGCACGCCTCGTTCGGCTCGGCGGGGTCGCCGAGCACCTGGCGGATGAGAAGGCCGAGCACCTCGAGGGCGTCCAGTTCGCCGGCGGCCAGCAGACCCTGCGACAGGGGGCGGCGGGCCTCCTTGCCGAACACGTTGGCGATCTCCAGGGCCTTGTCGCCGACGATGAGGAGTTCGCCGCCGCGCTCGAAGAAGTCCACGCCCGACAGCTTCAGCATCCGCTTCGCGGACGGGTCCAGGTCCAGGAACGCGTCGCGGACGCGGCGCGTCTCGACGCCCTTCTCTGTGCGCCGGGCGGACACGATGTTCATGGTCCCGATGTCGACGGACACGCCGCGGAACGGCGTGGTGGGGGCGGTCTTGCTCATGGGGGTGCTCCGTGGAGATCAGTTCGAGGACTTGCGCCTGCGGGTGGCCTTCAGCGCGGCGGCGGCCTCGTCGAGGTCGGCACCACCCGACGACGTCTGCGCGACCGTGATGGTCGCCGCGTCGCCGGTGGGGACGATGTTGCTGGGGATGTAGACCGGGGCGTCGCCCGCGACGGTGGGGGCGGGTCCGGCCACGGGACCCGACGGTCGACCGCCGGGTACCAGCGCCCCCGACTTGATCAGACCCTCGATGGCCCTCGACACCCCCCGGGCGATGGCGTCCTCGATGGCGCCCGCATCGACGGCGGGTGCGGCGGGTGCGGCGGGTGCGGACGGTGCCGCGGGTTCCGGCGGCACGGGGGCCTGCACCACCCACGGGATCGCCCGCCCGGACCGCTGGGCGCGGTTCATGCGGACGTTCGGCGGGGACGGGGATCGGCTCACGAGGCACCTCCGGGCGTACAATACCGACACCGCCCCGGAGCGGACGGCCAGCAGCAGTTCCACGGAAGACCGGGCGGACTCCGCGGACACCCACACCGATTCCCCCCGACGGAGGATGAGGCCCATGTCGGCGATCCGGTACTCGGGGCACATGCACTCGATGCGGGCTTCCCACTCGATGGATGCGTTCTTCACTTCTTCACCAGGTTCGTGAACTGGTTGAGGGCGGCATCCCCCAGGGCCTCGGCTGCGACGTCCGCGACGCGTTCCCGCGCCCGCCTGAGCGCCACGTCGAGGAACCGGTGTCGCAGGAACCCCGGGTGGACCCACGGCCGGTCCCCCGGACCGGGGGTGGCGCGCAGGACCACCGTACCGTCCGCCCGCTCGACCGGGACGACGGGGACGCCGGCAGCGCGGGTCAGCCACGGCATCGGGTACGGGGACCGGCCCTCGACGAGGGACCGGATGAACGGGTAGGTGCAGACCACCTCGACCGTGCGCTGGCCCCGGACGCGTGCATGGAAGGAGTCGAAGAACGAGTCCGTGTTGGGGAGGGTCAGCGGCTGGCCGTTGCCCCGGGTCCGGGGGGTGGCCTCCTCGCGGGCGGCACGCCGCACCTCCTCCTGGAGGATGGTCGACATCCGCGACACCAGGTCCGCCGTGGCCTCCGCGCCCACGGACCGCGCCCACGCGCCCATGTACGCCCCACGGACGCGGAACTGGACGACCTGGTCGGGCTTGGTGGGCTTGAACCTCACGTGCCACCGCCCTTGCCGCCGTACGTCGTGTTCGCCCACACCGGGGTACGGCCGCGGATCTCACGCCCGTCGGGGATCCGCGGGACCTCGGACCCCATCGGGGTCGCCTGGTAGTCGAACCCGGTGGGGTACGGGTCCGCCTCGACGCAGGCGGACTTCTCCGGGTTCGTGTACCGCGTCTCGGGCCAGGGCAGTTCGTCCGTGCCGGTCACGGGGACGCGGTACCGGATGTCCTGCTCGTCGAGGTACTGGATGTTGAAGTGCTGCTGGAGGGGCAGCCCGCGCACCGACGGGCGGCGGACGGGGCCGACGCTGTACCGCTCCCCCGTCTGCTTCACGATGAAGTCGCGCTGGGTGATGGACGGGTTCTCCGTCGTCCACACCTCGTACTGGTGCTCCAGTCGGCGGCCGTTCGGCGTCTGCGTCACCCGCCGGTCGGCCTCGTCGGGGGCGATGATGATGTCCGTCGGGCCGTCGTACCCGCCGACGTACCCCGTGCCGAAGCACGTCACGCACCGCGCGGACGGCTGCTGGCCGTACTCGCGGGTCACGGGGTCCAGGTAGCACGGACACGGGAGGCCGGACACCTTCTTCTTGAACAGCTTGACCCGCTCCCCGCCCTGCTCGAGGATCCACAGGTTGCGCCGCTTCGCCTCGCGCCAGATCCAGTCGACCGTCTCGACCTCGGCCAGGCCGACGGGCGGGCAGTACCCCAGCGGGGTCTCGACCAGGCCCGACGGGGACGTCCCCGTCGGGTCGATGGCGACCGTCGTCACGCGGTAGAACACCTGGTTCGTGCGGTCCAGGTCGGTGGGGATGAGGTTCGCGTTGTACCGGTAGGTCAGCGTGACGGTGGACTGTGGCGTCGGGAGGACGGGGGGCACCCACCGCTCGCGGGACAGGTCCCACGTCCGCTGGTTGATGAGCGTCACGTCCCCCGTCGGGCCGAACACCGCCTGCACCGGGACGACGACGCCGTCGATCTTCAACGTGACGTCGGACGGGGCGTTCGCCGCCACGGCCTGGCCGTCCGCCTTGACGACGGGGGTGAACTTGGCGCGGAAGATCCAGTCCGCGTTGTTCGGGTCCGTGGCCTTCGACAGCCAGTCCCCGTCCCACCGGACGACCTCCTCCTCGATGAGGGTGTTGTCCACCTGGTCCCGGTACGCCAGCGACCCGATGGGGACGCGGTTCACCCGGACGTACGGGCCGCGCTGCCCGTTGTCCGACCGGTAGATGTTCACCCCGACGATGGTCCACGCCGTGTTGTTCACCGGGGGGCACGACGCGTCCCCGACACCGTTCGACAGCGACGGCCCCGACAGCGCCAGGTGCGCGGAGTCCGTGGACATCGTGACGGCGTTGCCGTCCGTACCGGCGACGGCCGCGACCAGTTGCACGATGTCGGCGGACACGGTTGCGACGACGACACCGGTGAGGTGGTTGACTGGGTCGTTGATGGCGTCGGCGATGGACGCCGCCGTGTCGAAGTTCGTGGGCCCGACCCGGAACGTCCCCGGGCCGCGGGGGTCGACCGTCGCGGACAGCGTGACCAGGCCGATCGACAGGGTGTCGGCATCCGCACCCCCCGTCAACGTGACACCCGACGGGACGACGAGCGGCGTGTCCGTGGACAGCGTGACCCCGTTCCCATCGACGCCGTCGGCCACGGAGACCAGGGCCACCGTGTTGCTCGCCGCGACCGCTGTGGCGACCCCCCACCCGGACACGGACCCGCCGTTGATGGCCGCAGCGATGCCAGCCGCGACCGCCGTGGCGGACGGGCCGGACCCGTCGAACGTGTCGTCCCCGGGGACGGGTGCCGCCGCCACCGACGTCAGCACCACACCGCCGATGGTGACCGTGGCCCCGACGGGGACCGGCACGGACACGACCGTCAGCGACCCGGATGCGCGCTGGAGCGTGTCCGGCACACCCGTCACCGTGACGGTCCCGCCCGCACGGGTCGGGACGATGGACCCACCCCCCACCATGATGGTCGACGGGTCGTCCCACCGCAGGTCGACGTACCCCACGCGGAACGCGGAGAACACCTGGAGGTTCCGGGGCGGCCACGGGAACGACCCGGGCAGCGTCGTCCACCCGGCGACGCTCACGGGTCCACCGTGCGGACGGACCCGTCGCGGCCCACGGCCCACCCGGTCCCGGCGGGGATCCCGAGGCGCGCGGCGATGGACTCGAGGACCCGGGTCGACTCGACCTCGATGGCGCCCACGGACGCCACCAGGCGGTGCCGCTCGACCTCCAACTCCCCGATGCGGCGCAGGGTGGCGTCCATGCGGGCCTGGACGTCCTCGAGCGCCCGCACCTCGGACACGGTCAGATCCCCGATGGTGTGCGCGTCGGCCAAGACATCCCCCGCGTCAGCCACGCCCGATAGGTCCGAAACCGCGTGGCACCGTGTATCGTACCGCGGAGGTGTGCATGGCCGTGACGGAAGCGGAGTCGGACTTCATCGAGGAGCGCGCCCGGGAACTGCTCGTGGGGTGGGCGGACCACCAGGTGCGGTTCGGGTCGCTGGAGACGCGCCCCGCCACGCTCGTCGACCCGTACCTGACGGCGGCGGTCGGGAAGGGGTGGCTGTCCGTGAAGGGCGACCACCCGAAGGTGCTGGCCAAGGGGTTCGCGGCGGCGGCGGCCTACCTGCGCCGCTGAACCTTGCCGGACTTCACGTCGCGCAGCAGTTCGTCGATCTGTTCGTTCAGTTCGTCCACGTCCCCCTCCCTGAGGAGGATGGGTTCGCACAGCGAACCCTCGGGCGCCGGGTCGGCACCGACCGGCACCGACGCGTGCGCGGCCGACCCGGTGTCCCCGTCGGACCCCACCCCCGAGTGGGCCGCGCTGTCGCCAGCATGGAATGACTCGAACGGGACCCCGCCCCGCTCGATGTAGGCGTGGCCGCTGAACAGCGCCGTGGCGGTGGCCACCAGTGCGGCAACACCCCCAGCGACGATGCCGAGGACGCTATCGTCCAAGGAGTGAACGAATCTCATCGAGCCTCCCGTTCGCCATGTCGATCTTGCCTTCCAGCCGGGCCATGTGCACGGCGGCCTCCTGGACGTCCTTCTTGACCGCGTCGAGTTCCTTCGACTGCTCGCGAAGTTCGTCGATGTGCATCTGCATCTGGATGATGCGCTCGTCCTGGAGCGCGTTGTTCACCTGGAGGTTGATGGCCCACCCCAGCAGGGGCAGCACGGCAAGGGACAGCAGGTCCTTCACCAGGGGCCAGAAACGGAACCCGTCGGGCGGCGTGTTGGAAGGTGCGGATGCCACATCAGCCTCCCTGGTACTTCAGGTAGCCGTGAAGATCGCGCACGGTGCCGGCGGCCTGTGCCGCCTTCGCCTCGAACCAGTCGGGAAGCGGCCGACCGGCGGGAACGGCGTCGGCGAGTTCCCTGGCCTGGTCGGCGATCTGGCGGAGGTACTGCGCGGTCATGTAGTAGCCATCGGACCCGGCCACCGCGTCGCCCTCGGAGGCCTTCCTGCCACCCCCCAGGGAATCCGCCAGGTGGGAGAGACCCACAACCTCGGTCCCCAGCGATGCGACCGCCCGTCCGACATCGCGCACGAACGACGGGCCGCTGATGGACCGGGCCTTGTCGTCCTTACCCTTGTTGTCGGACCACAACTCCCGGGCCTTGTCCACTGCCTTCGACAGGGTTGCCTTGTCCTTGTCCGAGATCAACCCCTGCTCCGCGGCGCGGCCGACGATCGCATCCACCTCGGCGGCGTGCTCGATCGCCCGCTCCAGGACCTCCTGTGCCTTGCGATGCGCGTCGGTGGACTTCTTCGGGTCGCCCTTGTACGACAGGGCCTTTTCGGCTTGCTTCTCCAGACGTTCCAGGGCGGACTCCGCCGGGGCGAAGAACTTGGTGGCGGACTGGATGGACTTGGCGTCCTTCGGGCTGTGGGCCGGGGTTTTCTTCTTCGACCCAGAGTCAGAGTCCGAAGCACCCCCGTGGACCCGCTTCTCCCAGTCCTCCTTGGGCAGGGGCTTCTCACCCTCCTTCTTCTTCCGATCGACATATTCCTGGTACGACGCGGCGATCCGGGTCGAATCCACGGCGAGGATCGGCAGCAAGTGTGGGCGCAGGTCGGGGCGACTGTGCGCCAGGCGGATGATGCGGGTGCGAAGTGCGCTGGACATGTGGGGGAACCTCACCCCGTCGGGGGTATAACCGTCGCACCGACGGACGATGGGTAGGGGTAGGGCATGGCTGGCAAGCACCTGTACGTCATCCAGTCGAAGGTCACCGGTGCCGTGAAGATCGGCAGGTCGGACGACCCGGAACGTCGGCTGCGGCAACTCCAGACCGGGTGCCCGTACGTGCTGCGCATCATCCTCGTGATGGCGGACGGGGGTGAGCGCGAGACGACGGTCCACCAGATCATGCGCCGACACCGGACGCGCCACACCGTCGGCGGGGAGTGGTTCGCCGAGTCCGGGATCGGCGAGATCCCCGTCGACGTGTGGGAGAACGCCGCACCCTGGTACATGGAGGACCCGGACTGGTGGAAGCGGAAGTAGCCGAGGTCAGACGAGCGCGGCCAGCAGGTGCGGCCGCAGGTCCGGGCGACTGTGGGCAAGGCGGATGACCCGACGGCGGAGGGCCGCGTCCTTGTCGGACTTGCCCCCCTTGTCGGACTTGCCATCCTTGCCGGCCTTGGCACCCTTCTCCTGGAGCTTGTCGATGGCGGGGATGTCGGCGTCGTCGTACCGGTCGTCGTCCTCGCCCTCGAGCATGGCCTTCACGGCGGCGTCGTCCATGCCGTCCTCGAGCGCCTTGGACACGGCGACGACGACGGCGCTGAACATGTCGGTGTAGCCGGCATCGTCGTCCTTCCCACCGTCCTTCTCTGCGGCGAAGCGGGACATGACCTCCCACGCGGCCTTTCCGACGTGGGATGCCCCGTGGGCGGCGTGCGATGCCTCCAGCCCCCACTCGTAGTGGACGAAGAACGAGTCCGCCAGATGGCTGATCGCCTTGATGCCGACGTGGGTCGCAAACGACTTGCCGAGCGCACCCGCCGCCATCAGCGCCCCGCCGCCGGCCGCCGTGACGGCCGCACCCGCCGCGTACGCCCCCAGCGCGTACATGGCCTTCTTCTGCTTCTTGTCGAGGGGCTTGCTGCCGGGCGTCAGCACCTGCTTCAGGGCCTTCGCACCGTGCATCACCTCGTGGACCTCGGACTTGGCCGCGTGCGCGATGCGTGCGCCGATCGCCTTCGCCCCGTCCTTGATGGACTTCCCGAGGTCCCGCATCTTCTCCCGGCGGTACTTCCGGTTCGAGAAGAACGTCTTGGTCGCCGTGCCCGACGACTTCAGCCCGCCCACGATGTCCTGGCGGTTCGCCTTCGGCTTGACGGACGACACGATGTCGTTGTACGCCTTCTTGGACTCGGACCAGGCATCCTTGAAGTCGTCGAACAGGATGGCGCGGACGTTCTCGCGCAGCCGCGACCCCAGGGACGACTCCCCGTCGGACTTGCCCTTGCCGCCGTCGTCCTTCTTGACGGTGTGCTTCGACTTGTCCGCGCCGGGGTGGTCCTTCAGGTACTTCTCGAGGGCCTCCTGCGAGTCGAACTCCATCGCGACGCGGTCCGTCACGAGCAGTTCGACGAGGTAGGGTCGCACCGCCGGGTTCGTGTACGCGAGGCGGATGGTGCGGGAGCGCAGATCGGACATGGGTGACCTCGACCCCGCAACCCCTAACGGACGAATACCGATGCGGGACGGTGACGGCGGGCCTATACGGGGGACGAGCAACCCCATCGTCGTCCCCGACGCGAACATCGAGGTGTTCGCGTTCGACAGTTCCAGCGCCAAGGTGACCCTGGTCGCCGTCGGTGCCCCGATGACCCCCGTCGTGGGGGATGTGGGCCGGTACGTGTACGCGTTCAACATCCAGGACCCGTGGACCTACCAGCCCACCCTGTACGGGGTGATGCGCGGCACCGACCCGACGACCGGCCTGGACGTCGTGGTCGAGATGGAGGTCAACGTCACGATCCCGTCGGGCGGGGGGCGGGGTCTCATCGCCCAGTTCGTGCGCGGCGGGTAGCGTCCCGCCAGCGAGGTGACCCGTGCCCATCTACGAATTCAGGTGCCCGTCCTGCGGCAGGCAGTTCGAGGAACTCCGCAAGGTCGACGACCGGGACCGCCCGGCGCGGTGCCCGTCCGAGTCGTGCGCCCGCGAGGCCGTGCGGCTGGTGTCCCGCACGTCGTTCGACCTGAAGGGCGGGGGATGGGCCAAGGACGGCTACTCCGGGTGATCGTTCGATAGGGCGCCCCGTGGGCGTCGGCCGCCACGGTCGGCACACCTCGGAGGAGACACACCATGAAGTACATCCTGATCGCCGTCCTGTTCGCCTGCACCCTCACCGCCTGCCCCGGCAAGTCCGAGGACACCGGCGCGTCCGACACCGCCGCCGAGTGAGGTGACGGTGTGGCGGGGGGTCGACCTTCCAGGGTTCGGCCCCCCGTCCTCTTTTTGGGTCCGACGCGGCGGTCGGCCGGTGTACCTCGACCCTGGAGGTACCCATGGCGACCGCGACGAACCCACACGCCCTCGAGAAGTTCGTGGGGATGACCCTCATGAACATCGCAGCGGCGGTCGACCAGATCCGCTCCGGGGCGCACCCGGAGTACGACGGCAACTGCCGTCGGGACATCGGGGACAGCCTGGCCCTACTCGCGTCCACCCGCATGGAGCAACTGGGCCTGGACCCGGACTACCCCGTGGGGCTGCCCATCCAGGTCGCCGGCCTCCGGGAGGAGCACCTCCCCGCCGACATGCCACTGGGCACCTTGCGCCGCGTGCGGCGGTTCGTCGTCCTACCCCAGTAGGGGAAGGACCGCCGACCGCACCTCGGGGTGCCGGTACGCGATGCGGATGAGGTGGGGGCGCAACGTCACGAACAGAGGGTCCGCATTGAACGACGGGACGTACGAGGCGACGCGGCGTCGCATGAACGACGCGATGCGCCCTCCCGCACCCATCTCCGCACGGGTGACCTTGATCTGCTCGAGGTACCAGTCGATCTCGGTGTCGGGCATCACGACGGGTCCGTTGGCCCACAACTTCCAGTCCCGCATCACGACCTCGGCCGCACCCGTCACCGGGACGTCGCGGTTGATGCAGAAGAACAGCGAACGCCACTCGGGGAACGCCATCGGGTTGTACGTGATGGCCGCACTGCCGGTGTCGGGGACCACGCCGAAGCTGCCGTCGGGGATCTCCGCCGCCGTCAGGTTGCCGACCGCACCCGCGTAGGGGGTCTTCGACCCGCCCAGCTTGGCGGTCGCGATGCTGCCCGAGATGCCGACGTAGAACTCGACGCGGGACAGTAGTAGGGCGCGGAGGTGGCCCAGGGTCTGGAACTCGAAGTCCGAACGACCGCCTGGCTTGCGCGGCTTCTTCACGTTGAAGAACGGGGGCTTGTTGCGGTTGAGGTGTACCCCCACGCGGGCACCCTCGGGGACGAGCAGGAACCCGTCCTCGTTCTCCCGGCGCAGACGCTTCCGTTCCTCCTCGTCCCACACCAACTTCTCTGCGACGATGACTCGGGACAGTTCGGCCTTCCCTGCGGATCGGGGGAGGGCCTGTGCTACGCGGACGGCGTCGGAGAAGGTGGGCCCGTCGAACATGTGCCTCATTCCACGATGAAGGTGACGACCAGGCGTCCCTGCGGGTCGCGGTACGGGTTGTTCTTGCGGCGGGCCTGGCTGCCGTGCACGCCCGCACGGCGGGCCTCGATCAGCGCCCGTGTGTGCGCCCCACGGGACAGCAGCGACTCGGGCGTGCCGGACAGGACCACCTCGGCCCCCACGACCTCACGGGGGTCGTGGGGGCGACCCCGCGACAGGTTCCGCATCATCGGCCCCGTGCTGAACCCGGCACGCTGCACGTCCACCCGGACGAGGTCGATGTCGTCGTCCGCGGACGCCGTGTGCGCCGTGCCGACGTCCTCGACGATCTCGGCGCGGATGGACGGCCACCGGGACGCGACCGCGTTGGCGTACGTGCTGTTCCCGTCCAGGACCTCGAACCGACCCCCGCCCGTGGGGCGGATGCTGATCGGCTCCCGCCGCGCGAATTCACCGTTGTACGACCGCCACATGAACACGCGGGCGTTGTGGATGCCCTTCTCCCGCGCACGGGTCGCGTCGAGCAGGCGGAGGGGCACGTCCTCCCCGCCGACGAAGTACCGGTCCGGGGCGAACGGGAGTTTCTCGGGCACGCCGGTGTCGTCGAGGAACTCGGAGACGGCCTCGAGGTGGCGGGATGCGACGCGGGACGCGATGGTCATCAGGGGCTCACTTGGCGGGGAGGGCGAGGAGCTTCGCGTAGACGGACTCGTCCTTCGCGGAGACGATCTTGATGGCACCGTCGATCTTCCCGATGTCGAACCCGGCACGCTGCAGCAGCGCCTGGACCGTGTGGGCGAACGTCTGGCAGTCCCCGCTGTGCCCGACGAGGATGGCCCCGCACTTGGCGGCCTCCTCGTACCCGAGGCGGCGGAGGACGCCGGCGATCTCCCCGTAGAAGTCGAAGTGCCACGCCTCCGACGCACCCTCGGAGGCGGACTTGATCACGGGGCTCCACCCCAGGGGCTTCGCGATGTCCCACAGCCGGTCCAGTTGCCGGTCCGCCGGGACGCCGGGGAACCGAAGGACCCCGATGTGGACGTCGATGGCGCGGCCCGCGTTGTGGAACGACCGGCCCGGCATCGCGACGAACGCGGCCTTCATGGTCTTGGGGTTGAACGCCGGGGAGGACGCGGCGGGCTTGCCCGCGCGCACCCACGCGTCGTACCGATCCCGGGCCTGCTGCTGGACCTTCACGTCGCGGTGCAGTTCCGTCACGCGGAAGTCCCCGCCCGCCGCAGCGACGGCGTTCGACAGGGCGAGGAGGGCCTGCGCGACCTCGGGGACCGCGATGCCCGCCCGCCCCAGGTTGACCAGCGGGATCAGCCCGGAACGGGGTCCGCCCGTCTTGCCGGCACGGTCGGACGACGAGGCGATGGACGGATCGACGGGGACGAGCGGGACGACGGACATGGACCCACCTCGGGATGGCGTGTACGCCCCCGCCGGGCACTATCAACCGTCCACCGATGGCAGGTCCGACCCGCCCCCCACCGGGGTATACCGATCCACCCACGAAGGAGGTCACCGATGAAGGCCGTCAACCGCTCCCGCCAGAAGGCGGCCCGCCTCGCCCAGGACGCCCGCGAGCACCGCTGGCAGGGCGGCGCGGGGCGGGATTCCGCCAAGCGCGCCAAGCGGGTCGCCCGTCGCGCCGCCCGCCGCGCAGAGAAGTCCGAAGCCGCCTGGGCCAAGGACCAGGCCTGAGAGGAGACCGATGTTCACCATCACCGTCCCCGAACACGCCCCCCGCCACGGGGGCGAGACCCTGGCGGTCCGCACGGACCGCCCCGCGTGGATCGTGCGGGACCGCACGGAGGGGTGGCTGCGATGCTCGATCCCCGTCACGGGGGCCGACGGTCCGGGCCGCGTCCACGTCCCCCTCCGGGAGGGGATCGACGTCGCCGTCGCCGCCGGCATGGCCATCGAGGTCATCCCCGAGTCCGACGACCGCACGGGACACCCCATCCCCGTGCGGCCCGCCACGGGTGCCCCGTGAACCGCGGCGACGTCCTGCACCTGATGTTCATGTCGGGTCCACCGTCGGGATGAACGTCCCCGGACTGGCCCGACTCGTCACCGACTGGTGGGGCCGGACGGACCCCCGGTAGGTCGATGGGCGTGGCTGTCCGGGGGGACGCAGCCCCCGCGTGTGTAGGTCCGACCCGCCCCACCACCGGTGTACCCCCACCGAACCCACGGAGGGATGTGATGCTCAAGATCGGTGACAGCATCCGCGTCCGCGGACCCGGGGACCGCCAGGGGTCCCCCATCCCGGCGGCCACCTGGGTCGTCGTGGCGCTCGACCGCATCGACGGGTCGAGCATGTACGCCTGCATCGCCCGGGGCTACCGCCCCGGCGCGGACCCCGTGTGGATCGCGGGGCAGGTGGACGCCGTCGGCCGCCCCGGGTACCCGCCGCCCCCCATGCGGGGGGACGAGGCCATGATGTGGCGACTCGAGGGGGTGGCCCGCGAGGACCACGCCGAACGGGTGGCCGGAGAAGTCAACTGATGGACCGACGCCCCACACCACACCACCACCCGAAGGAGAAGGAGACGACCATGTACGACAAGGCCATGGCAGAGGACCAGATCGACATCGCCATCCACGCGTTCGCCCGACGGAACGCACAGGCGACCCTGTCGGCGTTCGGACCCGACGAACTCGCCATCCTCAAGGACGACCGCGACCCGGACCCCGAGACCACCGTCATGCGCCGCGCGCTGAACCGCGCCGCCACCGCACGGCAGTCCCTGGCGCACCCGCCCGTCGAGCGGCTGCGCATCGGCCTGGAGACGTGGATCTCCGACATGGAGGCCGTCCTGGCAGACCCGCCGCCGCCCTTCCCCGACGAGACCCCCGACGAACGGCGGATGTCCCAGGAGGTCGACGCGATGGTCCTGGCACGCATCCGCGAGATCAAGGCCGTGCTCGACACCGGGGACGTCGACGCCGCGTTCGACGCGCTGCGGAAGGCGTCGCAGAACCGGGACACCGACCCCTACCCGATCGAACACTTCCTGCCGGACGTGTTCGACGTGAACAGCGCACACTGGCTGGACCTGGTCGAGGTCAACTGACCAGGCCCGGGTCAGAGCGGACCGTCCTCGGAAGGGTACTCAGGAATTCAGTTAGAAACCGCCCCTTAGTCCCGGAACCCGCGATCCGCATTAGGGACGTATTCGAATTCGAGAAAATCACTGAGGCCCTGCACGACGTCACCCACGACCTCGAACTGCGCCCAGACCTCGAACTGCTTGGAATCGTAGTCCAGAACTTGCAGTTCAAACTTAGCGAACCGCATCCCACCTGCTTCCCCCAGCACAACCTCGAAGGGTTCCGAGGGTCCCTCGACATTATATGCGTCTAACTCATAGGACTTGTTTACCCTTTCCTCCAACTCCAAGAACCCCCTCCCGTCGATAGGGGGTGACTCCTCGATACCGGCAATCAGATCGTAGAGGTCGATCCTCTGAGAAACCTCTCTCGAAAGACCCTCGATCAGTTTCAGAATCGGACCGGAGTCGAAGTCGTCCGCCTCCGAATCGTAGGGGGGAAGAAGATCAGAGGGGATCGAGAAGGTGACCTCACCGCTGTAGCTGTGCGGTAAGTCCACCCTATACTCGATGTCTTCGTAGTCGTAGGAATCGCTGTCCTTGACCCTCTGCTTGTAGCGTTCGGTCTCGAAATCTCCGAACTTCGTCTTCACCTCAGAGACCTTCAGGCCTTTCGAGGTGCGCATCAGAGTCTGAGCGATGGCGTCCGCAAGCCTCCCCCTTGAGAACTGGGCAACCCTGCCAGAGGAAGAAGCCTTAGACCGGTTGACCGGGTCGGGGGTGAAGGAGGTCTGAGCCAACCCAGCCAGGATAGCCTTCCGCTGGGGCGAACCAACAGGAAGGGTGGAAGCCAGCCGGATCAACCGGGAACGATCGGATGAGGTCAGAGTACGAGGCATACCGTAACACTCCCACAGAGGGTCGGTCCGCTTAGGGGCTGAACCGTATTGGAGGTCCAAAGTTATAGCGGATCCACCGAACCGGATACGACACTGGTCGTACAGCCGGGTCAGAGCGGACCGTCCTCGGAAGGGTCGTAGGGCCGCAGGGGGACCTGGATGTAGGCAGTGCCCTGCTTCACCCGGACGACGGGGTCGCTGGCGATGTCCACGGAGAAGTCGCTACCCTGCAGGGCCTCACCGATCTGGTCGACGACGGTGGGGTAGTCGTACGTGGCCTTGACCTCGAGGTCGCGCGAGGTCCCGGTCCACCCCTCGATCACGATCGTGACCGCACGATCCGTCACGCGGACGTCGGGCGGGATCGACATGCGGAGAACCCGCCGGGTGAAGTCCGCCACCACGCGGACGACCTGGTCCTGAAACTCCCGTGGGACGCCCGAGGCGGTGCGACCCAACGCGTCCCGCTCAGCGGACTCCTCGCGGATCTTCTTCTCCCACGCGTCGACCGCCGTGTTGAGGAAGAAGATCATGTTGCCCAGGTTCTGCGGGAGGCTCCGGAACCGCAGCCCCGTCTCACGCTCCGCCGCGAAGATGGGCCACTTCCAGAACCCGTCCGCACCATCCACACGGTTGTAGTCCTCCGACCGGGGAGGGAACCGTGCCTCCTTCCCGAGTCCCGCCAGGATCGCCTTCCGCTGGGGCGAACCGACGGGGAGGGTCGAGGCCAGCCGGATCAGGGCGGAACGGTCGGCGGCGGTCAGGCGACGGGACATCGGGGATGACTCCATGAGTGGGGCGGGGTGGACGTACCTTCAGTAGCCGTAGTCGGGCTCGGGGATGAACCGCTCGGGATCATCCACCTCGATGTCGTAGGTGCAGTCGAACGACGCATTGAACTTGAACCCCAGGACGACCAGGCCCCCGCCCACCAGCATCCGGCCCACGGGCTCGGGCTTGGACATGCGGCCGTTCACCAGACCCACATCCATGAACGACACCCCGGGGTTCTTATCGTTGAGCATCTCCGCGAGACCATCGGTGCCGTGCATCGCCGTCAAGAGGAAGCCGTCGGGCCTCATCCGGTTGACGACGCGGTTCATGACGTCGACCATGAACTCCTCACGCTGCGCCTGGGAGACCTGCGCCAACATGCGCGCGGGGAGGATGAGGTGCGTGAAGAACGTGACATCGGAGGGGACTTCGAGGTCGATGGTCACGGACGCGGTGTCGATGTCGGGGGGGTGGTCCCACGTCCCGGCACGGCTCTCGTAACCGTACTCGAAATCCCGCTCATCCGAGATGTAGGACACCTTGGTGCGGTCGAAGTCCGTCTCGATGGACCCCGCCGGATCGCGCAGCACGTACTGCGCGGCCGCAGCGGCGAGGTCGAGGTCGATCAGGCCTGCGACGTGGCGGTGGGCCACCCTGACGGCGATGTTGCGGTAGTCGGGCACGGATCCTCCGAGCGATTCGACTGGGAGGGTGGAAGCAAGCCGGATCAGACGGGAACGGTCGGAGGCCGGGCGACGGGACATCGGGGATGCGGGGGCGATAGGCCGACTACCGCATCCAGGGCCGGGTCGGGCGGGGGCGACGGATCGGCTACCCGATGTCCGAGTGGGGCGTGATGTCCGTGGACTGGCGGTAGTAGGCGAAACGGTTGTCGTTGGAGAGCGCCATCTGGAACTTGCATCCGAAGAACCTCTCCAGGTGGCCCTTGACCTTCGCCATGTCCTCGACCCGGATGCCCGCATCCGGGTTGATGTAACTCCGGACCTCGATGCCACCCCGCCTTTTCACACTGAGGGTCAGGTTCATCGCGACGGTCTTCACGAGGTGCGCGTACGGGGCGTCGGTCGGATCCGACACGTCCCCGAAACCGTCCTCGATGGACAGGAGGTGCTGGATGGCGGGCCGGATGAAGGGGGAGGCGCCGGCGACCTTGGACGATCCGGAAGCACCCCCGAGTCCCGCCAGGATCGCCCTCCGCTCGGAGGACCCGACGGGGAGGGTGGAGGCGAGGCGGATGAGGGCCGAACGGTCGGAGGCGGTCAGGCGACGGGACATCGGGGAGGACTCCATGTGCAGGGTTCACGGGGACGGGGGCGATAGGACGCCTACCGACCCATCAGGACCTTGGCCTGGCCGGGACGCCGGGGGCCTTCCACCGGCCTTCGAGGATCTCACCCTCGGATCCGTCCCACACCCCCCCGAGGATCACGGCCGTTCCGCCGATGCGGGCGTTGCCGGACACCTGGGCACTGCCTATCACCTTGGCATCGCCGTACACCTCGGCCCCGGCGTACACCTCGGCATCGCCGCCCACCTTGGCTTTGCCGTACACCTTGGCGGAGCCGTACACCTTGGCGTTGCCGGACACCTTGGCTCTGCCGAACACCTGGGCTTCGCCGGACACCTTGGCGTCGCCTTCCACCTCGGCGTTGCCGTACACCTTGGCATCGCCGTACACCTGGGCCTGGTAGTGTACCCTGGCGTTGCCGTACAACTTGGCCTGGTCGTACACCTTGGCATCGCCGTACACCTGGGCGACGCCGGACAACTCGGCGTTGCCGAGCACCTGGGCGTTGTCGGACATCACGGCGTCGCCGTACAACTTGGCCCGGTCGTACACCTTGGCATCGCCGAACACCTTGGCGTCGCCGTACACCTCGGCCTGATCCAGGATGTGCTTCCCGGGGACGTTGTACTTAGGTTTAGGGTGGTTCTCCCAAGGTGATCCAAACGGATCAGGTCTCTCCAACCCATAGGGTTCGTCAGGGAACCACGCCGCCAGGATCGCCCTCCGTTCGGAGGACCCGACGGGCAGCGTCGAGGCAAGACGGATCAGACGGGAACGGTCGGCGGCGGTCAGGCGACGGGACATCGGGGAGGACTCCATGAGTGAAGGGTTCACACGGGGACGGGGGCGATAGAACGCCTACTGACCCATCCAGGACGGGGTCAGGCGGGGA